TTTCCATTTGATACAAATAACCATCGTCGTTTGAGAATAGTACCACCTCTACATTTTGATTATAGTTACTGTCTGCTACGTTAGCTCTTATACCTCGTGTCTCTGCCCAAGCCATGCCCTCACCACCTTGAGGAGCAAACTGTGTTGCCAATATACCTTGAGCATTTTCTTGTGTAATATTATTGTTATAACCAAGTATTCTATACTGTGACTTTTCACGAATTACACAACTTGTAAATGACGTATTAGCAGAAATAAAACGTGTCATTGTATCTTGGATTGTTTTAGATACGACAGCTAATCCAAAATCTCCTATTCTGTCTGTTCCACTAACGAGTCTTAATCCATCAGGACCAAGAAACATTACATCACCACCTATTTCTTGTACAGTGTCTGAATCAATACATCCAATGTCTGTTGTAATTGGCTGTAGATTAAAGTCTGCAACGGTATTACCTGTTAACTGGTGAATGCTAGTCTCTGTAAAGATAATTAACTGTTGCCTAAATACTGCTAGTGCAGTAACTGTACCACCAACATTTATATTTCCTCCACCATTTGCTACCGAAAAGTCTGTGTCTGTATATGGTGCAGTAAATGTTACTGTAGAGCCTTTAGCAAAGAATAAATGATTCTTAACTTCTGCCACAAAGGTTGCACCAATTACATCTGTAGGTGCATCCAATAAAACTGTAAATGTAGCGTTGTCATAAAGTGCAGGTTCATTTAAACCATCGACAAGTGCAATCTTTTCTGTGCCGTTAAAATTATACTTAGCAAATCTAGTTTTGTTAGCACCTTCTCTGCTTGTTGATAAGAAAGTAATTACTGCATTATCAGCAGGACTACTTGCAAGTGCAGGATTAATTGACAGGGTAGCACCACCTGATGAAACTGTGGCATTTGCTAGAACTGTATATACTTTGTCTATACCTGCAACTTTAAATACGTCACCTGCTTGTGGAGCAGAAGTTAAACCATCAATTGCTAGACTGCTACCAGTTTGACTACCTGCATTTACAAGAGGAGTGCCGTAGTCTGGTACGTTAATCTTTGTAAAGCCACTACCACCACTTTTAAATATGTCAGCATTTTTACAAACAATTGCGCTGTCTTCCCATGATGCAACACCTATAGTCACATAATTAGATGTTGTTGTTTTAAAAGTTACAACTGCTGCATTTGCAGGACTGCTTGCTAACGAGGTTGAAAGAGTTAATGTAGCTCTATTATTTGTAGCATCATAACTAACACCACCAGATGCAATTGTATAAGTACCACTAACTCCTGCTATTTCTAAAGTATCACCTGCAACTGGTGTAGTGTGTATTGCACCTATTATTAATGTTGTTCCAGATTGACTCGCCCCATGTACCACAGGTGAGCCGTATGGTGGGATAATATTACTATCATACTTATCAAATCCCTCAATCCGTCTGTAACCACCCTCAACAGAGGGTTCAAAGTTACGTAGTATTCTTGCACTTCCCGGTGAATTTGTACCTTGTTGCAGAGGAGAAAGGTTTGTTATAAGACCTCCACGAAACTCAACTGGATAGGTTTGCCATGCATCCATTGTGTTAGCCTTTAAATATTAAAACTGAAACCAGTACTTACTCCACCTGTATTACCAGTAAGCATATATGACCTTACATATGGGGTTCTATTTATAAGCTGTGAACGCATATATTTAATACCTTCGTCAAATTTTTGTTTCATCACCATCGCATCTTGTGTGTTACCTCTAAATAGATAACCATAGTGCATTGCGCCATCTACAATAACATGCTGAAATCTTTCTGGAATTGTTGGAGCATCTGTAGTTGCAGACAAATCTGTTGGAAATGTATAATATTCAAATACCAGTTCATATGCTTTGTCTGGTTCTGGTGTCATAATAAATTTTAAATCTGGTGCTTGTGCTACATGTTTAGGTACACCTTGACCAGTAGATGTATTGTACTCTTGTTGTACAAATCTATCTAAATAATCTTCATATACAATTTCTGTAAGACGTGTGGTGGAATTGCCTAGTGTAGTATTCTCTTTAATACGAAATGTGTTAAAGTTAATTACTTTGGCATCTGTGGGAAAAGCATAACGGCTTGTGTTAGCAACTAATGTTTGCTCTTTTGTGGTATGATTAAAAGACCAAAAATACTCTGACTGATTTATGTATCTAATAGCAGCATTGACTGCATCTTTAGCTTGTGAGTAAAAACCTGTAGCTGTAGCAAAATTAGATGAAGTAAGTTCTACCTCATTCAACCTTCTGTTCATTGCGTTTACTAAGCCAAGAAAATTATATGCCATTCAATATATCCTTTTTAGGATTGTTTTGTCATATCTAATATGATGTTGTATGTTTCTGTGTTAGCAGCCCCAACAGTTGTAAACATGATGTCACCTGTTTTACCTGAACCTGCGTTGTTTTGTAGACCTCCAAAGCTAGAGAAGTCATAATATCCTTCAGTGTCTAATAGTTTGTATGCTTCTACATCTGAAGATGCATCCCAAAGTATTTGTACTTTCATTCCGTCATTTACAAAATGTATTCTATCTATTGTTACACCTGTGCATGTTGCACCTTGTTCACCTGCAGTAAATGCACTTACATCTACTTTTTGTACGGCACTCTCTCCTGTACCATCACTTACATTTGTAAACTTCATAACTAATCTGTAGGGTGTATCTAGTATTGTCTGACTTGTGACTGTATCTGCCATTATTCTTTCCTTATGTTAAAATAGAGGGCAAGCTTTTACTTTTAACCTGCCCCCTAAGTTTTAATTTAGGCTAGTTGATCCCTGTCAACATCCGTAGGTCTACTTAGGTTGCCCTCAATAGGCATACACACTGCAAACACACGAATTATACCTGCACTAATAGTACCTGCTGTACCTGCAAATGTTAACTTTAACGAGCCATCTGCTGTTACGATGAGTGGAACTCTTGCTGTTGCATCGTCCACTGCAGCGTAAGCACTTGCAGAAGCACCGTCAATGTCAAAGCCATCTACAAAGTAGTCAGCATCTCCCCCTGCTAGACCTAAGTCTACAGTAGCATCGGATTGGTCATTTGTTAGAGCAGTTTCAACTTGAAGACTTGCAAACAAAATTAAGTGATCTGCAGGAATTGCACACATTTCGATTGTACTTCCATTAGCATCAATATTTTGATCTGCAAAGTTGAATGTTTGCTCAACTAAAAATGGTTTTACCCTATTGCTAACTCCAAGAGTAGGTCCATGAGTGGTGTTAGTTGTAGCTAAAGCTGTTGTTGTTGCCGCCATTTTAACTTACTCCTTAGAATTTAGAGACATATATAGCACGAGTAAGTGCTTCAGGTCGTAATATTTTACGTCCATAGAGATGCATACCTCTGACGATGTCAGCAAAGCTGTCAGGGTCACGATATGTCTCTGTTTTGTTGATTTGCTCTGCAGTGGCTACTGCTGAACTATGTCCTGCAACGATTACACCAAAGTGGCTTGATCCTGTAGAAGTAGCTCCTGTTGGACCATTACCGACTTCAGGTAGGTTGTTTGACATAAACACTTTGAAGCCATGCAAGTTGCTAAAGATCATTCCATTTTTGAGTTCGTCCTTTGTAGAAACAAAGTCACCATTCATAATTCTGGAGTCTTCATCTTTTAGCAATTCAGCAAAGACTGGGTCGATTACAAGCCATCTTCCCTCTTTATCAACAAACTGTTGGTCAAGCTTTCGCCCCATTCTGTTGATAACAGCTAGAGGTGTAGCGTGAGCAGCAGTGGTATTAACACCATCGCCCTGACCTCTTGGCTGAACAACAATAGAGTTGCCTGAAGAACCACCGTTGAAGTCTTCAGCATCTACCTGCATAGTTGCAAGCAGTTCGTTTGAAGCAGCAGTTGATACAGCTTTAGAACCAGACACAGATGTATTCACAGAGCTTGGTCTAGCATGTAGAGCAGTCTGTGCGTAACCTGATAGGTAGCCTAGTACTTCCTGATCGTACTGATCTGAAAGTCTGTAAGCAGCCCTGTCGGTTGCTAAAGATTGGAAGTTGACATGTGAATGAGCTTCCTCAATGTCATCGACTTTAAATGCAAAGTAGTTTGCTTTGTCAACGGTTAGAGAAAAGTCCTCATCGTCCAAGTCCTGAGGTGTGATTGTTGTGCCACGAGCATACGATTTTACCGTAATTTCTGGCTCTTTTATAATTTTAACAGTATCACCCATCTGAGCAATCTCACCGAAATAATCAGAGTTTGTGATACCTTCCACAACAGATGACTTACGAAACGCAAGTTGCACCTGTTTGGAGTAGATTACAGGACTAAAGTTACCATTGGGTAAGTTTCCGTATCCTGCAGCAGTTGAAAAAGCCATAGTTAATCCTCCTTACTTTTTCAGGTTCACAGATGCAAATTACAATTACTGATACAGGGGCTAGTTCAGGTCTAGGTGCAGATGTACATTCTGGGCTAGTTAAACTAGGTTATTCTCATCACATTGTTTTTTGCTAGAATAACATGCACTTATAAGTTGTCCATAAAGGGGTTATAGGTGCATGTTTGATAGTATACACATAGTTATATGTATATTTTATTAAATGTCAACACTTTTTTATCTAGCTGAACCAGAAACATCATATACAAACTTACCTGTTCGGATAGCTTCCATGACTTCATCGGCTCGCTTTTCATATTCCTGTGAGGACATTTTTTGTACCTGAGACTCCTTCAGATATGACGATTCATCGTTTGTCTGAGGTTTAGTCCGTGATGTTTTAGTGTTTGTTGCAAATGCAGCATCTTTAGATGTTGACTTTTTCTTGCCGATATTTCTATCAGACTTGTATAAGTCAATGGCTCTAGCTGCAGACTTTGCATCGTTGTCATTTTCATACAGAGCTTGCTGTACCCATTTAGGTTGCTCTTCAGCCCAGTTATGAAAATCATCGTCTTCACGGATGTCTACAAAATCAGGATGCAGTTTTAGTAATTCCACTTCGGCCTTTTCCTTAGTGGCAGAAATCTGCATCTCATCTATCTCTTTAATCCTATCTTCCAAAGCTTTTGATTGCTCTCGTGATTTTTTGATCGCTATTGTTTCCACGATTCCAGCAACATCAGGATATTCTCTAGCCCACGCTTCAATATCCTCGTCAGTCTTTGGAAGCTTGATTTGTTTTTTAGTAGACTCATCAAGCTGTGTACGTAGCTGATCTATCTGCGTTTGAAGGTCTGCTTCTTTTTGTTGAGCATGTCTTCGTAGATCACCGTACCTTTTCTTGAAGGTCTTCTCTTCTGCAGAGGTTGGTTCAGGCTCTTGCTCTTCAGCTTCTGCCTTTACCTCTCCTTTATTTTCTGCGATGAGTTGTTCTAATTCCTCTTCGTCCTTTTTAATTTTATCATCCCTTGAATATTTACGAGATGCCAACGCCATTACTTTTTTTGGTGTTGCGTCTTGCACCATTACTTTTGCTTCTGCCATTTACTTTACCTTTCGTTAGGGCTAACTGTATGCCATGTTGATGGGGAGTTAGGTAGCCAACATATTATGGATTTATTTTTTACGTGATGAAGCCAATCCACCCTTCTTCATTTTCTTTGGTTTAGCTTTGGGTGAAGCTATACCACCTTTCTTCAGTCTTTGTGGTTTCATAGGTTTAGTGGGTACACCTCCTACATAGAATCCACCATAAAACCTATCAGGATCACTTTTAAAAGAGTCTACTTTACTTTGTGTAAAAGCATCTGCTTGCTGTCGAGGTGTAGTGAGGGATGGAGCAGAATAGCTAGGAGTTGGTGGTGTGTAGTAGCCAGAGCCAATAACATTAGTTTGATCCTGCGATCCTCCACCATCGTCACTACTATCACTACTACCTTGTTGTGTGGCAGTATATATTTGTTTTTCTTGTTCTTCTCTTTCTTTTCGTGCTTTTTCTGCAGCTTGTGCTTCTTTTACTGCATCAGGTTTTTTTGGAGGTATAAAAGCAGACGGTTCAGTACCTTTAGTTTTAATCATTCCTCCTGTTGGATCTTTTTTAACCGTAGCTTTTGCAAGAGGGTTTTTAGCTAAAAGTGATTGTGTAGTTAATCTTCCAGTGGTAGTTTTTTGCCTATTCTCTTCTAAACCTTTTAATATTTGTGCTGTAAGAGGTACATATCCATCTTTTGAAAATATTTCTATAGTACCATCTTTCTTTCTTCTCATGCCTGAAAGAAGCTTACTAAATGTTCCTTTTGTAGGATCATCACTAAACATTGCACCTGAAACAGAAAACCTATCTTTTAAATATTGGTCGTAACCTTTAGATGTCAACGCACCTTGTGCATTAACCTCGTATGGAGAGTTGCCCTCTAAAAGACTATTTAGATTATTTATAGATTGTAAGCGAACACTTCTTTCTTTAATATACCCTGAGTCAATTTTTGAACCGTCTGCATTTGGGCTTATAGAATTTATTATAGCTGATATAGGACCTATTACTGCTCTAGGATTTGTTTTTGCTTTCTCTATGGCAGCATTAATCTGAGCTGCAGATGGGTTTATACCAAAGTTTGTTTGTAAGGCAAAGCCAACTTTTGTAAACGTAGGTAAATTATAGTAGTCTGCAAAAGACATTTTCTTTACGCCTTCTACTTTTTGCAACGCTTCATAATCTCTCACTAGACTATCAAAAGTGTCTTTTTGCAAACTTATGGGTTTACCGTTTGCTGTTAGGGCGTACCTGTTTCCTTTTCCTGCTCTCTGTGACAATATATCCGTGTCTATTGATTCAGGTATATCTCTTAACTTATCTATTGCTTCTTGATGCTTCTTAAATGCAGCATTAGGATCAAAAATACCTGTTTCTCCCCCATCATCAGAGCCACCACTATCTCCTGTGTCTCTTCCTCTTCTAGGTAAAGTGCCATACTGCTCCTCTAAAGGAGTATCATCTATCACATAACCCTCTGGTATGGGCGTTAAAGGCTCGCCATCTTTAAATGGGTGCATTATAAAATCTTCTGGATCTTCTGGATTTACTAATCTTTTTATCTCTATGTCTGCAGGTACTATAGTGTCTTGTAAAGATTCTTTTATTTGCTGTGCTTCTTCTTCTGTGTACGTTGTTGGGTCTTGACCTGAATCACCTGTTTGAAATCTTGGATCGTCAAGTAAACTTCCTCCACCTGTATCTGTTGGAGGTGTAGATTTTTTTGTTTTTAAATATTCATCGTAAGCTCTGGCTAATCCCGGATTACCAAGCATTGTACCATCACTAGCTTCAGTCATAACTTGAACATAAGCAACGTCTTTTTCATCCTGATACATTTTGTAAGCATCGGATTCATAAAATTCAGGATCAGGTTGTTTGGCATTTAACCTATCAAAATCACGCATATACTTGTTTAAACCTTCATTTAACCTTTTTTGTTCTTCTTC